GTCGTATATTATTTTTTGTAAAGTGAAGGTCGTTTCTTCGTCAATTTTCGTGATGTCCATAGTTCGTACTCCGATTTTAGGCTGGCATGATTGCCACCATGTATGGGATTGTATGGGATGAGTTAACATTATGCAAAGCAAAAAAAAGGCGCCACACGGGCGCCTAGTTAAACTAGCTGTTAGGTTATGCGACAGCGTCCAAAATTATACCGGCACGTTGCTCTAACGTAATACGCTGGTCATTGTTCGGAACGTCACGAGCAACCGCTGTAATTGCTTGAACGGCATCCCACGCGTTTTCGATAGGGCGCCCCTCTTCTTTTAAGTGTCTAGCGTTAGCAGCACGCGCCATTGTTTTGCTAAGTCCGGCACGCTTATGGAGGAATTCCAGTTTTGCATCTTCTTCTTTTCCTACACTTACAGCCTTGGCCGCTTCGACACCTTCCAGAAAAGTGTGAGTGTTACCCTTCGCGAAACTATTAAGCGCTGGTTGCATTTCAGCAGCAAAACGTAAAGGCGCGTTTTTAGTGTGACGAATAGTCATTTCCTGAAAATTCTCGACACCCCATAAACAACGGTTTTGACATACTCCACGTAAATAAAACGCGGCTACCCCCGCTGTCCTAGCGCCGACTTCACTATTCCAAGCGTAAAAGCCACGGAACATTAAATCAGGATCACCATTAGAAAGTTTACCTATCTCAATTGGATGGTGATCATCCACTAGAAAAATAAAACAGTCGCGATCACTTGCGAACAGTGTCGTATTTTCTAACGTAACAGGTAGATCGGCGTCATACATCACGCGGCCATCACCTAAACTTTTTACCATTGCACCCGGAACCTTCCAGTCACCTTGACGACTTAAAGTTAAACACTGGCTAATAATCTCGTGATCGTGAATACGACCGTAACTTTCGGAAGTTACAGCCCGCAATTCGTCACGCTTTCCATAAGTTTTAACCGTCTCGCGAGAACGGTTAAATCTTAATCCCCAGTTAAGGTTATCGGCTGCCAAGTCGGCAGGCAACGTTTTAAGAAAAGCGGCAGGTGCGCCAGCCAACTGACTAACTTGATTAAAAGACCAGTTGTTTAAAGGTTGGGTACCAGTTTCGCTTTGTAACAACAGATCCCCATGAATAGGGTTTTCATCGTCAGTAGCGCCAATGATTTCCACTTTGTGCGTATCTACAACGCGGCTATTTAGTTGCATGGCGTCGTTTCTTTTAAACGACAGCATTTCGGTTAGGCTAGTAAAGCGCTGGTCGGCTGGGCGATTAAACCACTGTTTGCTGACTTCACTATTACCTATTCCATGTGCTTGCGCATTCGTTTGATATTGCATTTTTATTACTCCGATAATGCCGGGCGTTGTTACCCGGTAAAAGAACTATCGCATAACGTCGCATACGTTACAAGTACTTTTATAAAAGTTAACTATGCGGCCACCGCCAAATTAGTAGGATCAACTACAAAGTCTGATTTGTAAACGGTATCGGCGTCGGCACGCGTGCGTTTATATTTGAGCCCAATAATAACTTTTCCCGCTCTAAGGTTCACAATATCTGACGCGTCACCATTTATGACGCGGCGCCCTAAAAACCGATAATTTGGATCAGTAGGTATTTCAGTAAAAACAACACTAATGGGTACATCCGTTTTTAACGCCCGCTCTACTTGTGACCGGTATTCAGACTTTCCCGAATACGAAAACATTAAACCGTAGTTATCAGGTAGTTTTTTAGACGTTAAACGAACGGCGTTTTTAGTGTAGTCATACATATTAATATTAGGAAACGATTGAGGTATACCGTGTTGTTCATATGGGATATCGGACAAAACGTTAAGACGAACCCACGGCGAAACGTTAGTTTTGAAACATAACTTTTCGAAATTTAATAATTCGCGGGTTAATTGAGACAAGAAACCTTTTTTATCGGCGTGCCAAAAATCAGTTTTTCGTTGCCTACCATCGGCGACGTTTTCAAAAACACCGCGCCCGCTTTCTTTTAAACACAACTCTTTACATCCCGCTTTAACGCACCACGGGCATATGATTACATCGGGCATAAGTGATAAACCTGCCACTCTTATGCTTTCTATACTACCTTCCGTTTTTCGCAACTTTAAATTCGCCGCACCTGTATCTAATAATTTCATTTCCTACACTCCGATTGGTTAGGGTATGGGAGTATATGCGATGTCACCACTGAATGCAAAACAAAAAAAAGGCGCCACACGGGCGCCCTGATTTAATTAACTATAAGTTATTCGCTACTGTCACGGTCACCACNAGTATCGTCACACCACTGGCAGTAACCTTCTGAGTCGAAAAGACAAGGATAACCAGCGGCGCACGTTTCGTCGGGAGGTAGTTCACTTTCCCACATAAGAATTTGATCTCGTAAAGTACTCATTTTCTCGGACGTCTTCGATTACTAGCCGGGGGGTTTTGGCGACTCGCGTCGTCTATCGCGTCGTCACCGAAAAGAAGTCTGGCTATCCACTCAATTATAAAAAACATACATCTAATTTCCATTTAAAAGGGGATGGGAGTATATGCGACTATCTAGGACAAATCAAATCTAAAACGCTTTCCCAATCAAAAGGTGAGTCACACTGAAAAGCGGGTTCTACTTTACTTAAACCTTCCATTTTTAAATTTACAGCGTCGGAACCTTTAAACAAAAAAAGTTTAGGGGTATCCATATTAGTACGTTGTTGGCGTATTAAAATCCAGACACTACCGTGGGAATACTTCGACAGCCAACTAACTTGATGCGGACGTAAGTCAACGGCGTTAGAGCCCGTATGCTTTAGTTCTATAAAATGAAAGTTACCTAGATCATCCTGCAAAAGAACATCTGGAACTCCCGGCATCGCCCAAGTTTCAATCCGAGTCCAGTTCAGCTTCCGCGTCTTCGACTTCTTCGCTATCGCTGTTCGAAACAACTTCCAAAAGCCTGCCTCTCGCTTTTGAGCGGTTCGAGGTATTGTCTTGTCCGTCAGTCCCGACAGGAGTGATATCCGTTGTGATCGTGGCATAAGGGTTCCTTATTTCTTCGAGGGCTCTTAAAACGTCTTCTTTAGACATGGAGTCAATGCTTCCTGTCCTAACTTCCGACTTGCTTATGTAAAGACCACCCGTTTGCCCGCGTGCTTTTTCGGCCTGCACTGCTGCGGAATAAGCGCCGTTTTGAAGCGCTTCGTTTCTAATAACCTGTAAATCTTTTAAATGGCGCTTGTAGTTAATCCCATACTTTTCGTCTAACTCTTGGCGGTACTGCTGGATTTTCGCACAAACGTTTGGGTACAGGTGAGGGTTTGTGAGTTCGTAGGCCCTAGTGTGAGCCGAACCGGGGGCGTACCCTGCCTCAGTCGCACATTCTCGCATAGTGGCCTGCCCATCTTTGCTTACGAGTTCCTTAACGAACAACTCTTGCTTACGGGTCAGCGGGCTGGTTGCTGTCAATAGAGGTCTACCTCGCCCTCTTTTCTTTTTCACAATAGAAGGTAGGGGTACTGATTTACCGGGGGTTTTACGCGTAGTCATAATAGGTCAGTTATTTAACGATAGATACCGTGAAACATAGCATACCTGTTATAGGACATCTAAATTATTTTAAAAACAAAAAAGATTTCGGACCCGCTTAACGCAGTTTTGATTCTAGCCACTATAGTTACACAAACTTTGCACCGGTTACACAGTGATTTTATAGTTTATGTTTCTCCTAAGTTATTGTATATATTACCTAAAACACCATAAGTTACATAGTTACACTGGTTACGGGTAGTTTACTAGAAAATATTTATTTTTTTTTCAGACACGTATAACTAGATGTAGCCCTGTACCCTGACCCGTGACCCGTGGTCCCCACGCCATTCATGGTAACCACGGTTACAGACCTTTACTTCTTCGCCAACTGTTGCTCCAGTGCAATAATCTTGGCTTTGTGATATTGCAGCAAGTTTTGCGCTTCCGTTATCTTGTTTCTTTCTCTTCCAGCCTTCCACAATATAGCGTCACAATTCCCTCCTAAGTCCGTACCTAGCTGAAGAGCGGCAAGAACCCCCGCTTTGGTCAAGCCAAAGTACTGGTGTTCGATGATGACCTCACCCTCTTCACAAGAGTAGTTATCACTGTCAATAAGTTCTCCGCATATCCGAAGAACGTCTTGTTTGACTGTATCAACCACATACTGAGATTCACCATTATCGTTTCTCAACCTTGCGTAATAAATTTTCATATGTCGCGCCTCTGCTCTCGTTGAACTAATTCAAAGCAAGCGGCCAGTGATTCCTTAAAAGTAGGTAGGCAGGCGAAGAACACTATGTTGTTTTTAACGCAACTGGCTAGGAAGCATTTGTCTTGTTGCATGGTGTAGCCTTCCGCTGTTTCTTTATAACTTTTAGTTTGGTCAAACACTATTTTCATAACTTCTATCCTTTAGGTAATTGTGAGTTTACTGAGGCTGTCTTCTACTTGTTCGCGTGTTAGTAGTTGTTCGTTTTCTGAGCCCCACTGTTGGGCTTTGTCTACGATCTTGTCGAAGTAGCGCTTTGCGTGATCGTCAACCGTGAGGTTTTCGTCGCTATGGTATATTTCTGAAAATCGTTTAACGTGTGGTAGCTCTTTTAAAGCGAGTTCGTAGCATTTCGCTATTAACATCTGCTTGTGGTCTAAGTTTCTGTTACCCATTTCCGTGCTCCGTGGTTGTGGGGCCGAAGCCCCCGGTGGTTTAGGAAATTTCCAGAGTGCTTTCAGCAAACACATCGATAGCTCGAACTTGAGCTATTTGGTCTGCAAGGTCCTGACGATCTTGTTTGTTCTTGAAAGACCTTGAACATGCGTCTAACAAGAAGTCGTAAACTTCTCGATCAGTGTGCCCTTCGTTGATGGCTCGAACCATCGTATCTCCGGGTTTTTCTTCGATCAAAGTGCCTGTACGTTTTTTAATTGTCATTATTTTTTCCTCGTGACTCCAGTTCAGTTCTAATGTTTCTAGCTAATTCGCCACAAACTTTGACGTTACTGCTAAAAGGTTCGCTAAGTCTTGGCTCAAGCGTCGTCATCTCAAAAGCGATAGACGATAGTGCCTCGATAATTTCTTGATCGTTCATAAATTTCCTTAGTTAAAAACCCCCGAACTTAATCGGGGGGTGGTGGGTTAAACGTCTGTTCGACGCATGTTGTGTCGGTGAACATCCCTTAAAGTAAAAGGGTAGATCAGGTTTTTCCGACTTTTTGAGGGTTTCTTGACATCTTTCTTTGAAAATTGCAGCCAGACTAATTTTTTACGGGGCTGGTAAGCATAAAATTGAGCAGACCACGCTCGAATATTATTTACCATTCCACCTGTAATATCGTCTAGTAAAAGATCGCCTTGATCGACTTTGCTGGAGAAAAATATCTTTTCGCCGCTTTGCCAATCCGAGCATCGTTCATGCAGCGCCTTGACTTCTTGCTCCGTTAGTTTTCCCATGTTCATTTCCACCCTTTTTTGACACGTTGCATTTCATACGCATCGATTTCAAACTCACAGGTATCTATGAAATCGGCAAGACGTTGGTGGTGGGTCATGCCGTAATCACCTTCAAACTTCAAAGGAGTGCCGTCATCAGCAATTTTCGTTATGTCTTTTAAACAAATAGCCCGACTAAAGCAGTCTCTACCCTGCTTGACTTCGTCTTTATCCCAACCATTATGAAACTCTAACCATCGAGCATCTCCTGATCTTCTTCTGTCATCCGGGTGACCTTCAGAAACTATGTAGCTATAAAACATACTTCTTTTCTTTTTCATTCCTACTCCGATTTATTAATGAACATGTTTCATGTGAAACATCCTCCGGGGTCTGCCCGGAGCCCTATAATTCATCACCTAAATGATGAATTATCATTGTAGCAAAGGTATGCGATAAAGTCAAGGTACATAATGGAGGAACAATGGAGATATAATGGAAGTTTGCCTTAGAAGGCGTTTCACCCTAAATTATTAGTTGACTTTTAGATGTTTCACGTGAAACAAGAGGAGGGTTGCGACGGTTAGTCTTGGGGTGGCCTTTTGCAAAATCAGCGGCTCCACGGTTAAGACTTTGGTTCTGGACGCCGTCGCCCGCCCAGCGGAGTTGCCACTAGGAAACTATAAATTTCTTTCTTTAGATAATCTTTTAATTTCGGCATCAATGTAAAATTTAATTTTGTTAGCGTCTCGTAACTGATCACTGTGAGACGCTGTTCCGTACCGATACGCAGTTCGGAAAATTTCTCCAAGTTGAGCGTTCATGTTTTTATGTGAGATGAGGTCTTGTATCTCTTCCGAGTCTTTAGGAAGTTGGTAGTAAGAAGCTGTTGTTCCGTCTGATTTCATTCAACTCACGTCCATTTTGCGCTTAACAACATGTTTGTAGGTAAATCCGTAGTTACTTTTTTTGGTTCTTTTCGACATTCTCTACAGCGGCTACCTTGCGAAGGTGAAAAATACTCTTGAACAGTTGTTCCGCATTTTCCGCATTTTTTCCTTTTGCTCATTTAATACTACCTAATTTTATGCAATCAACTGAGTAAAGGTCTTGGTCATTGACTGTACTAAACCAATCTATTAATTCTACTTTTACCCCTTTACACGCCTCATATGTTGGGTACTCTCCCCAAACAAATACCCCAAGCGCCGTGAACAGATACAAATTTATCATGCTCGGTCAGGCTCCTTCTTTTATTTTAATTAACTTCATTCTGTCTCGACTACCTCTAAAATGTTGTCAGAAGTCAGCGACACCATGTCTCCGTACATTAACTCAAAGCCCTCGTGTTCTTTAATAAGCTCGTTAACGACCTCCAAATCGTTAGCAACCGTTCCAAAGAACAACACAGCACCGTTTTTTATACGAAACGCTTCTTTAGAACCATTGTGGGTTAACTGTACCCAAAAACGTTCTCCACGTACTTGGTGGTCTTTCCCATAAACTTCGTAGGCTATTTTTACATAGTCACCTACACGCAGCGCTGAGATTTCTTTTGAGGACGGGACTTCAAAGGTGTTTGGGTGTTCTACGGCACGTAGTCTAGCGTTTAACCAAACGCGGGTACTGTGGTTAATTGGTAGCCCTTCTTCTCTTCGCTGGTCCATCATGCTTTGGCGCAACTCCGAAGCCAGATTATACATGGTAAACCAGTTTGGATTTTTTAAACCGTTTACCCCGGTAATGTTTTTAATATCGCTCATAGGTTTCTCCGTAAAAAACCTATGATATGCGACACTATACGATAATGTCAATCTTTAACTAACGTTAACGGAGTATTAGCCCGGTAATGCTTTAAACGCTGCTCCCACAAAAGCTTTCGCTCTTCGTTGCTCAGTGGCCTTTCAAAAGAGAATACAGCGCTCATAGATTATCAAACGTTACGGGCTCGTTCTTCTGAAACCGCTTCTCACGCAGGGTCTGGTACTCGCTAAACATCAAGCGTAGCTGCCCGCTGATCGTGCGGCCTTCTAATTTTGCTTGGCTTTTAAGTTCTTCGTAGACTTCTCGTGGTACAAGAACACTTTTCCACTTTTCGGTATCCATTGATACGCCCTGACTTGTTCCAAAGAATAAGAGTATATGGGATTTTATAAGGGTTGTCGATAAAAACTACGGTTTTCGGTTCGGTAGCCCTCCGAGCAAACCTAAGAGGGGTCCAAAGGTTTACCCGGAGACGGTTTTTCAACCACTACCGAAGAATAATTTTGCAAGACAACTTAGTTAAAATCAACTAAACCGCTTCGCCCCAGCTAGGCCCAATTTCCACGTCGCACTTGCTAGGAACCTCCAGCGGTATAGCCGCTTCCATTATCGCGGCAATGCTGTGAGCCTGCTCCGCAGACGATACAGACATTGCTATTTCGTCGTGAATCTGGATCAAAGGGATGTGCCCTGCCTGATAAACATCTACCATTGCTTTTTTAGTCATGTCAGCGGCAGATGCTTGAATCAAGCGGTTAAGCGCCTTGTAGGTGTAAGCACGCTTGAGTCGTGTAGTTGCACCGTACTCTTGTACTGCTTGCTCGTAGGGTAAAGCCTTGTTCATTGCAAATGAGTCGGGTTCCCACAAATTAAATCGGCACTTCCGCCCCAGTATGCTTCGGACGCTTCCGCCACTGGACTTCTCGTTGAGCCTGTTCATCACACCTGTTAGCAGACCTTTAACAAACGGCACACGGTCATGGTATTGCTTTACCAGCCCTTTAGCCTCTTCCATTGGAATGTCTAACTGTTCGGACAGCTTACCGACGCCCATGCCGTACATCATTGCTAAATTAATCGTCTTAGCCTGCTTGCGCTGCACCTTGGCCATTTCCGCGACCATTGTATGAAAGTCCATGTTGGGATCATTCTGGTAAGCTTTAACAAACTCCTCGGCCTTATCCAGCGCCACGCCTCTAGTTTGACCATAGACGTGCGCGTAATGCACCAAGATACGTGGTTCCTGTTGACTGAAATCAATGGCCGCCCACTGCTCCCCTTCTTCTGGTAAGAAAAGGCTCCTGATCATTGGCCCGAGTTCCGGGTCCCGTGCAGGCACTTGCTGAAGATTAGGGTTCGACATACTGATACGCCCGGAAACTGTTCCGCCGTCGTCGGACCTGATCTGGTTGATATGCGAGTGGATTCTTCCGTCTTCCCGACAGTGTTTCATAATGGTACTGATAAAAGTGCCATTAGTTTTGTTGAGGTTACGTGCTTTAACGACTAACTGAGGGAACGAATGTGGGTGTTCTTGCAGAAAAGACTTTGTAAAAGACGGCGCACCCTTTTCCGTTTTAGGGTATTCAATTCCGAGCTTATCAAACGCTCTTGCCAGTGATTGTGCGGCCCAGATTTCTACACCTGACCCTGCCTCTTTTTTAATCTGCTTATGTAGTTCTTTCTCTCGTTTTAATAATGCATCCCGAGTCCGTTCCACACGTTCAGTGTCTATGCGGACCCCTCGCCATGTCATGTCAACTAAGCACGGCAACAGGTCCAGTTCTAAGTTCGCAATCGGCCAAAGGTCTTCTGTGGCCAATTTTAAGGATAAGCAGTTCCAAAGCTCCAAGGTCAGTGACGCGTCAGCCTCGCCATAAGGTCCAACGAACGATGCGGGCATCTTCCAAAGCTCTGCCTTGGGATCAACTCCAAAGTCGCGTGCTGCCTCTACTAACAGCTTTTCCGACTTGGTTTTGTTCAGTAAGTCGTAGCACAGCGCGTTTAGGCTGTAGCTAAATCTGTTTTCGTCCAGTAACGACGCTACCAGCATGGTGTCAATGACACGGCCTTTAACGTCAAACCCCATACGCTTCAACCAACCCCAATCATATTGGGCGTTGTGCATAATTTTGNNGGCTGGGCTTTCGCANACTTTCTTCATCCAACGGTTAACAATCTTTTCGTCGAGATTACCGCCGCCTAAGTGCCGTATAGGTATGTAGCCTCGCCAGCCCTCGACCGCTACGGCATAACCCACCACCTCACCATTTCCAGTTGGCCAGCCGGGCCCACTCTTTTTAAGGTCCGGGTCCCGTGTTTCAACATCAATAGCTATCGTCTTGGCACCACTTAGGTCTGGCAATTCCAGTGGCGGAACCCATTCGCTTTTTGGTGCAAACATCGCCATTTGTAAGCTCATGCTTCTATTTTTATTAAAGCTATAACCCTTTCAGATAAACGAATTGCACGTTCGGGTGTCTGGTGCCGAGCCCACCGAGAGTCAAGCATTTCCTCGGCAACCCTTGCGTACTGATAGTCTTGAACAGCGGCATTCATCTTTTTAAACCGTAACAGGCCCGTTTTTCCTAACTGAAACGCCATGTTGACTAGAACGTGCCTCATTTCTTGAGGTAACTGCTCCCAGTTCAAGTACAAACTCTTGCAACCGTCGGCGGCTATCTGCACGTCTTGCTCGAAAAGCTCGTAGCAACGTTCTTCGCTAATGGCTTCTTCTTGAGGCACTTCGTCGTAAGCACCGTAAATTTTTAGTCCGCTTTCCTCATCGCTATCTAATACTTTGTGTCCAATCCCCACAGTATTGTGCAGTTCGCTACACAGGTAACAATGCAAGACCTTACCTTCGTCAGCACTAATTTCTTGGTAAAGTTTTTCTGTATCAATTGTCATTAACTACACTCTTTTTTTTGGCTATATACTTCCACATAGGCTTCACACTTCGGGCAACTTAGGTTTGTCAACATGTAGTATTGAAACCCTTCGTCCTCGATGTCGTGATCGCCGCCCCAGATCAACTCGCACTGACAGTGCCAGCAGTCCATCAGCCTTTTTTCCACTTGGTAGAAGAGGATTGAGTTTTGGAAGGGCTCCATTTTGTTTTATTTGACCAGTAAGCTGCCGACAACTTACCTTTTGCAATGTTTTTTGCATGGCGTGACTTAAACGCCTCACGCTGGCCTACTGTTTGGTTTGTTCTCACACCCTGTTGCCCAAACCGAATCATTTTTGTGGTGCCGCCGTCTCTTGCGACGACAACGTGTGACTTTGTAGGGTGGTCCGGCGTTCTCTTTGGCTGGTTAAATCCTGTTACTCCTGCTCTTTCTAAGCGTGGGTCTTTTCGCGCTACCATCTAACGTGTACTCCCAAATTGATTGCAGAACTTGACATTATCTCGTACTCGTTTTGTATTGCAAGAATCAAATGTCGTAGCTGCACGTTATGTTTTCAGGTTCAATTATATACAGGTTCTCTTTGGTTCGGGTTATCGCAACGTAGAACACCCGGTGGATGTCATCAGGATTACGTCGCATTTCTGCGTCTGCCGCAGGACTTAGGTCTGTGTACAGCACCACGTTGTCGGCTTCCCCGCCTTTTGCAGCATGGATTGTACTGGCGGTGATCCGAGGCTCACCGTTAAACTTTTCTCCGCGCCGCAACAGTGCCGTGATGTAAGCCCGGTCTGTGTCGGGTAAACGATCCATTGCGTCTGACCAGATCATGTCTTTAGTGGCTAACAGCCCTTGTGACTTTACTAAGTAGTCAAAGGTGACAAAGTCTTCATTGTCCACGCCCGATAAACGTTTAAACCCTCTTGTGACACGAGTCTTAGAGGACATAAGGCTGTAAATCTTCTTTGCGACTTCCCCGGACACTTCACGGCCTTTACGCAATTGCTCCCACCCGTTTACGGCGTCACTGATCTTTTCACTAATAGATCGATGCCCCCTGTAATTAAACAGGTATCCCCCCGACTTCAGGTCTTGAGCAACGGGCTGTAGCTGGTATCCCGCTTGGGCAAGAATCAGCCAACTGCCTTCGGATAAGTCCAAATAATCGATGGTGTCTACGCGAGTCACCATCCCTGATTCTGTTTTAGGTTCATAGACTTTAGGGAACCGTCGATGGATTCGATTGGCTACGCCTTCCGCTATTCGATGCACAGACTGAGGCACTCGATACGACTGCGTTAACGTCTCCGACCCTCCCGGCAAATTAATAAAATGGTCAACGTCGGCGCCAGCCCATTTGTAAATAGCTTGATCATCGTCACCCGCGCAATACATTCGCTTGGCTTTTCCATCCAGTAAATGAGCTATTTCCCATTGAAGCGGACTAAGGTCCTGCGCTTCGTCTAGAAAGACTAAGTCAAAGCTAGGGCAACAAATGTCGCCTTCAACAACAAATCTTTCGAGCATGTCCGTAAAATCGTAAAGCTCCATCCCTTCCTTGTATTTGGATAAGCACCGCGCAACATAGTCAACAATATTCCACTCTTTATCTATCGAGCTTTCGTTGTACTGCTCCCGAAGGGGTACTTGCCGCAGCCTCGCCAAGTTAATTAAACTTAGTATGGGGTCACTGCTCGTAACCATCGTGGGCAGGTCTTCGTCATAATTAGTGTTTTTAGGAGCCCCCAAAGTGACGCCGATAGATTTTGAAAGCTCGTGGTAGTGAGAGTCCTGCATTATCTGTTCGGGCCGGATCGAAGTCATGGTCAGCGCCAGACTGTGAAGTGTCCGGAAGGACTCTAAATCGGTCTTTGGGTCAAGACCAAACCTCTTGGAGGCTCGTTCTTTTGCTTCTGTTGCGGCCTTACGAGTGAACGCCAAGAACGCTATTTGTTGCGGCTGAGTTCCTTTTTCTAGGGCATCATCCACCATGTTTAACAACGTTGTTGTTTTTCCAGTACCCGGAGGTCCGAATATCCTATACATCGTTTAAAGGCTTGCGGGATTTCTCAGCTTCAAGAGTCTTCTCAGCATCTTCTTCCTCTAAGAAAGTTAATGCTTTTTCGTAAACCCCAAAAATCCCCTCGTACTGCCTCACGATTTGCCGCACTCTTTCTCGGGAAAGCCCCACGCGACGGCCAATAGCAGCCATTGTCATGTGGTTCTCATGGTAAAGTTCATAAATATGAATGTTTCGAGAGCGTTGCTCTTTAAAATTAGCAATCTTCAAAACGGGGCCTCCTGCGGGTTAAATTCTGGTGTGTCTAGCAAAACATCCGCAGACTCAAATGCAGGTATTTTCCAGACCCTCACGGCCCTGCCTTTAATTTTAAGGACAATGCTTTCGCCGTTAATGTCACGTAAGCGTTGGGCAATCTTGTGAGATTTATATTCAAAAAACTTATTCTTACGAAGAAATCCTTCTAGGTCCTTTAACCGGAAGTAGGTGATTCCATCTTCTTCGTCGGTCCAAGGGCGTCTAAGCAGTATCTCTTCTCGATCTTGAGCAACTTGTAAGTGTCGGCAAAACTCTTCTAGGTAGTCGTAGAATTGACCACTGGTGCTGGCGTCTTCGGCAACCTCAATGATGGCAGTGTCGTTCTCTTTCATTTCGGTCAGCAAAGCCCCAATACGGCCCTCCCAAGACTGCTTTTGCACGGAACGTGGCATAAAGTTTAACTGCTCCATGCACGCCTTTTGAAACGTAGCTTGGTTTAACAACGCTTCCGTATCCAACTCCAAAGGCTCCCCGTTAATGTCTAGAAACCAAACAGGCGGGGTAGAGTTATATTTCCGCAAATTAGCCATTTCAGCGCCTAATAGCATGGCCCCGACCCCAAACTTCCGGGTCTGGCACAAGGTCTTGTTGCAACACGCGTTGATAGGGGCGTCAGAGCACATGTAAGCGTATTCTTTGCGCTGTAGCTGTTTTGCTACTACGTTTACCTCATTCAATGGCAGAGGGGGCGAGAGGTACTCCATATTATGCTTGAGGATTTCGTCCTCCCAGCTATCAGGAAAAGCCTTTCTTAGATAAACCCCTAAATTAAACAAACCGTTGTTCCGGCCACCTTCTGAAATTTTGTCAGTGCATAAAATCTGCAAACAGGGTGGGCCGTCCTTAATAACCTTGTTGTCGCTTTTACTACTAGTCTGTAACTTGAGTATCTCTTCCGGGGTTTGCACAAACTGTTGGTGCAGTTCAAAAAACTCGTCGAGCGTGGCAGACGTTCCATCGTCTAGAAACGCGTACCGAAGCCCCTCTTCAGCGTTGTAATACGGTAAGTTTAAGAAGTTACCAACATCCCCTCGGTCTAAATGCAGCTTGATCTGCTTTGGAAATATTTCTGAGTTACCGTAGCCAAGTGCAGCACTGATGTTCTGTAGAGCTTTCTGCATGTCCTTGGCCTCCACCCATTTATCACTAAACAGGTACAGGTGAGCCCCACCGCTTTTGCTCCGACACACCACTAACGGTAACTTCATACGCCGGACATTGTCTAAAAGCTTTTTGTGATCAAGCGGGTACTGGTCTACGTCAATAGCGCCCCATTGGCACTGGTTGTTGGCATTTATGGGGATAATACCTAACCCTTGGACTTTGCCCGCTAAATGGTTCTGCCACACTAGGTCAGAAGGAGGCTCTCGAACCACCCCTCCTTTTCCGGTGTTTTTACCGCTGCTTTCCGTTTTTTCTATCCGGTAGTAGCCATAGGCACTGTCTAGCCCGACAAAGATACTTTTAAATTTTTCGACGGCATCCATGCAACTTCTCTGGAACGTGAACGTGAAAGCGGGGCCGAAGCCCCGCGATTAGACTAAAAGGGTGCTGATGTATCCGTTTCAGCGCCTTCGTCTTCTGTATACTTCACGTTTACATCGCCAGCGGTTATCTGTGCATTAAACGCTTTGGCCTCCCGATAAAAAGATGCGTTCTCAATAGGTCCGACGCAAGAGACTTCCCAGCCGTTCCAGTTTCCTTTTGAGTTGCTTTCACTAGTCGTCTTTAAGTTGTAGACATGGCTGAACCTAGCCGGACGAAACATCACGCCCGCAGCGTTGACCATAGTTCGGTTAACAATCATGCTGTTCCACTTCCTAGATTTCTTTAACTGAGTGGACTTCATCGCAACAATAGCAGGACTGAACGTTTGACCGTCAAGCACAAGAACATAGTGGTTATGTGTCTCTTCGATGTAGTTCCCACCTCCGTCAACAATCATGTCCTTGTTGTTTTCATCACGAACCGTCTTAGGCATTATGTCGCCCGGCTCAAAGATGTTTACAGGCGCTCCTGTTCCAGTGCCTCTTGGCGACCATTCAACAAAACGGCGTTGGTAGGCGCAGCTAATCACTTGCAGACCTTCTTTTCCGTCGTAACATTCTCCAGTTACAGTGTTGTGTATGTCACCCTTCGAGCCATCAATCTTAGTGTCCTCCTGACCTGAGATAATTTTTAACCAAGGCAACGCAAGATCGTCTTCACCTAAATCCTGTACACCTATATTTGCATCTGTCTCGAACAAAGCAGTGTCCAAAACCATCATTTCACCACTTGACTTTTCTGCGACTTCTAGCTGCTCATTAAGATCCAACAACATTTTTTCAGTCACTTCTGTTTTCTTATCAACCATTTCTACGACCCCTTTTTTATTTGTGCTCTACGACCAACCCATGCTCCGAATAACGACATGTCAAAGGCGTCACCCTTTTCTACACGCTCTTTCACAAAAGCACGCAAGGTTTGGTTGTGAATTTCAGTTTTTTGGTCCGGAGCATATTTATGCTCTTCCACCCATTTCTTAAATGCTTCAGCTTTTTCATCCTCACCTCGACCAAACTGAACCATTACAGTGTTCTTGATAATGTCGTCGTGACCATTGTCTCGCAGCCACTGATAAGCTTTTTCGCGGTCTTCCAAGCGAATAGAAGCCCCATAGGTGCTTTTGACGGTCACTTCAGACCCGTCGTCCAGTTTAAAGGACTGCATCCCAAGCTCGTCTAATATGGAGGGTAAATCTTCATCTGATAGTTTTAGCAGCAACCTTTTCTCAGCTTTGAGTTTTTCCTCTAAAAGGCTTATGCTGTCTTCCTTCTCTCGGATAGCTCTTGCTAGTTCAGCAACGCTTCCTAAAGTCTTCTGATCGACTCTCTCGACCCCGGAGGAAAGATGCTTTTCGACATCTGCCTCCATCTCTGACCATAGATCGGCCATACTTTTCTCCTCTTTCGTGGTTAAAAACCCTTTCGGGCCTTGACAAAGTAGGATAATATCTCATATAAACCCCTTGTCAAGTATTGTTCGGAAAATTATGAAATACAAATTTAAGACAGAACCTTTTGACCACCAACGAAAAGTGCTGCAAGAGTCGTGGGCCCAGACACATTTCGCATGGTTCATGGAGATGGGCACAGGGAAATCTAAAGTTGCCATTGATAACATGGCGTGTCTTTACGAGGCTGGTCAGATAAACGCTGTTTTAATTGTTGCTCCAAAAGGAGTGTTTGATAACTGGGTTCAGGGTGAAATACCTACGCACATGCCCGACAGAATTCCGCTTGAAATGCTGCGCTGGCAACCGAACATTACGAAAACCTTTGAAGACAAGCTTAGTATGCTTGTTCTAGAACCCTTTGCGGGAATTAAAATGTTTGTGATGAACGTAGAGGGGTTTAGCACTCCAAAAGCGGTAAAAGCTGCTACGCTTTTCTTAAAGCATAACCCCAACAACATGTTAGTTATTGATGAAAGCACTACGATCAAGAACAGGAAAGCAAAACGTACTGCAAACATTCTGGGCTTGAGAAGCATTAGTAAATACCGACGTATTCTGACAGGGAGCCCCATTACAAAATCCCCAATGGACTTGTTTTCACAGTGCGAGTTTCTTGCCTCAAAATGCCTTGGCTTCAGTAGTTATTACGCTTATCAGGGACGTTACGCAAACGTACAGCGGCGCAACATGGGTCCAAGGCAGTTTAGTCAGATTGTAGGTTACCGAAGGTTAGATGAGCTATCCGATAAGCTCGACACGTTTAGCGACAGAGTTTTAAAGCAGGACTGCTTGGACCTGCCCGACAAAGTTTATGTTAGAAGGGATGTTAGTTTAACGACTGAGCAAGCAAAACTTTACAAACAAATGCAAAAACTTGCATTGGCAAGGTTCGAAAGCGGAGATTTGTCTACCACGGCCAGTGTTTTGACCCAGATCATGCGGTTACAGCAAATCTGTTGCGGGTTTCTGGCCCCCGACGATCAAGAAATCCAGCCTGTGGATAACAACAGACTGAATGAATTAATGAGTATTATTGACGAGCTTCAGGGCAAGGCGATTATTTGGGCATCGTGGACCCATAATATCCAAGAAATCGCCAGTGCGCTGCGCAACCGCTTCGGGTCCGAGGCGGTTGCAACCTATTACGGGCAAACCCCCCAAGACGAAAGGCAAGAGATCATCAAAAGGTTTCAGGACCCGGACAACGCCTTGTCTTATTTTGTAGGACAGCCGACAACAGGGGGTTACGGTATTACTTTGACCGCAGCAAACACCGTTATTTACTACAGTAATAACTATGATTTGGAGGTTCGGTTACAAAGCGAAGACAGGGCTCACCGTATTGGCCAAACCAACAAAGTCACTTACATTGATCTGGTGTCCCCGAACACAATTGATGAGAAAATTCTTAAAGCTTTACGCAACAAGATTGATCTGGCAGGTCAGGTTTTAGGGGAAAACGCAAAACAATGGCTGCTATAACCTAGTCGTCTTCTAGGCTTTCTATTAAATCCCCTAAATCCTCAAAACCTCTCTCAAGCGTGTCGTTTAGCCTGCGGATTTCGCTAGACATGCTGTTTAAGGCCGCAAGAAGGGCTACTACCTCATCTTCATCCACAATTTGATCTTCCGCATTTTCGAATGTTTCTATACACTTTTTGCCTAGCTTTCTGTTTCTGTGCTTCCGAACGTTCTTGTGCTTGTAACGTTCCTTGATAAATGACATACCCACCCCACGCAATAAAACCCATTGAAAACGCAATAAAGAATGCCATCCCGATACCCTGAATCTTTAGTTTTCGTGCTTTTCGTTTAGCGTGAACAGTACGCAAAAACTCTTTTTGTTCTCGTTCGGATTGACGTTTTAAACGTTCTGCTTCTTTCCAAACATCTCCACAACCAGCCATCAAACAGACGTCTTTTAAAGCTCTTTCTGTCGTTTTTACTTGCCTGCGTGCCAAAGATAAATCGATAGCTTCTTTAGCTGTCAAAGGTCTTTTAAGTTTTTTTTTCCTTTCCCAATCGTCTAATTTCTCTGACGCACCGCCAAATTTACTAACTAGACGAGAGACGTCCGAAGCGTTAGCTTTAGCCTGTTTAAACGTCGATATAGTACTGTTAATGGCACCTAAAGCGCTTGTTATCGCTGCAATTTCCGCGAACATGGCTTATTGCCTCGCGGGCCGGGGTTAACCGGCCAAGCTTCCAATCCCCTGAGTAGCCGACTGTTGCCGAATCATGGCACTGGCTGAGTCATTAGGGAAAAGCGCAGCAAATCTAGCCCTGTTCTCAGGGTTTTGAGGAGCCGACGCGATTGGTGGCCTTGGCTGTAGTGGCGCAGAGCTTACTTGAACAGGGTTAACCGGACTTTGCGGTGGAGGCGCCGTGCTCGAAACCGGGACGGGGACGGTATCTCGATAGCCTTTAAGGATATTTTCAAAGTTTTTCGTGGACCTTTGCCGGGGCTCAGGCACCTGCTCTACTTCAATATCTTCCTCTGAAGACTCTCGGACAAGAATAGGAAGCTTACTTCCGGTTTGTTTTGCAAGCGGAGCTAAAACCTTTGCAAGTGTTGCTACCGCAGTGTCAAGGTCCTGCTTAGTTTTAATTTCTGTTAACAGTGCAGAAACGGCTTTTGGGTTTGTGAAAAGGTAAGTCATTACCCGTGTTCTTTGTGCCGCAGGCCCCTGAAGCAACAGGCGTTGCACAAGCTCAGAACCTGTAGACTCTGCGATAAGACCTCCACTCATNGTCGGTAGCCCAAGCATTTTTTTCAATTGGTTTTGAGCAGCACCACCAGCGGTAGCACCAAGAATCCTTATAGAAAATAGTTTGCCAAGGCTAGGGTTTTTAAACATTATGTTTTCATAATTACCTGAAGCAAACGCTTCGTCTACCCCTCGAATGGTCTTAATCATGGCTTGTATGCCACCTTTAGCCCCTTCGACTATGTTACCGTTGGCGTCTCTTCCCGTCATTTCTTCAGTCGTTGCCAAGCCTTTACTTATCATCCACTTAGACAAGCTAGTATCGGTACTGGGATCACTGCCTCTTAATTTACCAAATAACCCTGCTTGTAAGGTATTGCCGTCAATTTTCGTATTTGTTGTTGCGTCAGTTACAAGATTACTAAAAATCGCTTGCTTTAAACCCATTTTCACTTGTTCTGGAGTATACGCTGTGTCCCTTAGTTCTTTTGAAACACTAGGGTTCGTTAATCTTTGCCACATAGCGTTTAAGGCAAGCACAGGTTTAGGTTGCTTTAAAATCTCTGCAACCATTTTGCCGGGGTCTTCGTGCTGAAGAACCAACGACAAAGCTTTTGTTCCGTACAAAGTGGTTAACTGCTCATCTGTAAATGCTTTTCTGTCAATTACTCTAGGGTTAACAGAGTCCTTAACCTCTCCAAGAAGATTGTTAAAAGCCAAGCGTGCTGTTTCAGCATCCGCTAAATCATCTTTTAGCTCTGGCAAAAGAACAGTTAATTCTTTAAAAGCAGGATCGTTTTTAAGCGCTTGCAACCTTACGGGATCAACAACATGAGTTACAAATTCTTGTCTACCGTTAGGTCCATCGACTTTTACAACTTCTCTTTTAACAATTTTATCAAAGCTATCCCTCAAGATATTAGACATAATATCGTCTGTAGACATTAGGTCTACGTCGGCAGGTTCAAACCCCCCTTCTGAAATTAAGAATTTCCCAGCGGCCCTTATGTTTTCAAACCTTTGGACAACTTTTGGGTATCCCCCTTGAAAAGCCTTGGTGAGCAAATCTTGTGGCGCCACTACTAACCCGCCGTCTCTATCATAGATTTGCTGGCCCTTCAAAAAACTACGTGTAAAAACATTGTTACGAGCAAAAGTGTAAGCACGAGCCGTGTCGTATGCTTGTGAGGCCCCGTTTTTTACGCCCGTTAAATCTCTCAAAGCCGCATCCGCTAATTTATCAAGAAAATTTGCGTTTTCTAAATCCCCTGTTTTTCTTTTCTCTCTGGCTTTATTTAGAAACCCGCGCCTCATTAGATATAATCTTTCGGCAGTAACAGGGTTTCTGCCTATTCCTTCTTCAAAATACGTTCGGAAAGCTGCAATGTCCTCCGTATACTTCCCCATAGCCGACGCTAACTCCCCCGAAGTTCCTTTGGAGCTAAAATTTAAACCCTTTCGGGTGGAACGTCTGTTCATAAGCTGAAGAACGTTAGGCACACTAAGTTGCTGGCCATTTCTAGAGTAAAACTCTTTAATTGGAAAGCTTTTGACTTCGTTCCAAAGCTGCCTCTCTCTAGCTTTACTTTGATTAATTTGCTTTTGAAGGGCCTCGTAAAGACTTACAGACAAATCCGTTTTGAGAGAACCCCCATCAGGGTCCTTGCCGAGGACTCTTGTCGCGGCTGTTGTAAGTTTGGCTACCGCTTCGTCCATGTTATCTATAATGTTTGTTTCAAAAAGCTTTTGTTGAATACGCGCCGCAACTCTAAGTGCTTGGGGATCACCTGTAGCCGCTAACGCTCTCACAGCGGCAATAGACCCCGCTTGCAAGTTTGCTTTTCCCTGATCAGTAGCGTTACGAAGGTCAGCGCTTGTTCTTCCTAATTCGTCTTCAATTACTCTTAGTGTTGGCGCAAAAGGTAAACCTTCATCTAGAGCCAAAGCCGATAGACTAAGGGGTATTACATTACCGTCGGCGTCTCTGATAGGTTCTTTTGCAGAGGCAACACCCAGAAGTCTTATAAACTCGCCCAACTGATCTTCAGCGCTTGCTATTAACTTACCGTCAGCGTCTACCTTATCAACATACTCTTGTGACGTTCTAATGGCTTCCAAGATTTTTTCTGCGGCCTGACGCTGCGCTCGTGTTTCTAAAAGCCCTTTTGCTTTCTCCAATTTTTCAGGGTCGTTTAGGTTTCCATACCATTTTTTCATGGTGTCAAAAATACNTTTACTGGCACTTATCGCAACTCCACTAATTAGAGAAGGGAAGCTTGAACCCACAATTTCTCCACCAACTCGCGAAACGTCACCATAGGGGTCCAGTTCGTTTGCAACGTAGGCACCTGTACCCATGCCTGCGGCCCTAAACGTCTCTCCCCCGGCAAACAACAAAGGGTTCTTAGCAGCGTCGTCAAAGGACTTTGCAACACCACCTTCTATCGCAGCAAGAGCACGAGCGGATGCAGGACCTTTCGTTGGGTCAAACAGATACCCAGCGGGGTTAAACTTCATAATCCCAAGGTCTTTTCCAAACAGACCGTTTATCATGGCACCCATTTCAGAGCTTTTTCGAGCTTCTAGTGTTCTTTCAAGAAGAGCCGCAGCTTGTGCGGGTTTTAAACCTGCGTTTCTAGCCCAAAGCTCAAAACCCTCGTCCGCAACGTCAGAAAATTTACCGCCTTGGCTAAGTTGTTTAAAGTTTTCTAAAAACTCTAAAGCGCCTGTTTTAGCTTTTGGTATGCTTTCGACAAGTTTTATAGGGTTGCCTATCATCGACAATCCTATTACACCTGTTTCGCCCATTCGGTAAGCACTTTCTTGAGAGGGTATGACAGGGTCCGCTTCGCCAACAAGTGCGTCTTCTAGTTTACTTGCGGCTATAGCGCCGCTAATGGCCCCGCCCATACTTCCTACACCGAGAACAAGTCCTTTTAGAAGTAAAGTAGGAAGTGTAACCGGAGGAGGTAAAGGTATTAAAGATGCCGTGGCTAGACCTGCTTTATAACCGGCAAAAGCTCCAACCATTTCGGGTACTTCCCGCTTCCCACCTTGAACACCTGCATCAAATTGACCGTCGTAACGCTTAACATTAGTAAAGATTGTCAGGATTTCTTCTTCACCTAAATTACGGTTTTCAGGGGATATACCCTTGTAATCGTCTAGAGCGTCTAAAATAGGGTGTGAGCCGTCTTTTAGTGATTCCAAAGTGATTGGGTTGTCATCTTGCAGACCTAGCCTTTGAGTGGCAACGGCCAGAACTCCACGAGTACCTTCCTCCAAACCCTGTTCTTCCATCAAGGACTCAAACTGAGGTCTTGTAAAGTTTATTAAAAACTCACCCGACGAGCCCGTATTGTCTCTAGCGGGGGCAATGAAGCCTGTATCGTTTCCAACGGGCACGGAGGTATCAGGGCCCAAGTCTCTGTACGGCGAAATCATCGACGAAAAGTTTTTGTTAAAACGATCCCTATGATACGGAAGGTCTTCTGGTACAACCGCCGTTTCAATAGACTCGGTAGGCTCTACACCTTGGGAAAACTTTTCCCCGTACTGCTCAAGTGCTTCATCGGTAAAGTTAGCTAGTGATTCTTGGGCTGCGTAGCTCTCAAGTTCTTCATCGGTAAAGTTAGCTAGTGCTTCTTGGGCTGCTCTATCTTCTGCCATTTTTACTCAGCCTTTTCAAACTTTCTTATGTAGTTTTGACCTTCGTCATTTAACGAAGCTCTGTTCCCGTCCCATTTTCTAATAGTCCCCATACCTTGGTTATAAGCAAGAACTATTTTCTCTTCATCGCCCCCGAACCTTTTGCTAAGATAATTCAAATAAGAAATACCTAAAAGTGTGTTTAACTCAGGGATTTTTAAAAGTCTTTTAATCTCTTCGCCTTCAGGACCTGTTACAGGTTTATAGATACCTTTACTTGAGTTTGAAGCAACACTTTTAATTGCGTTTGCTTTTAGGTCCGCGTCATACTTAATCTTAAAAGTATCTGCGGCGTCAAAAATATTAAAACCTGATCCGGGTTGAACCGCCGTTGTCGTTTTAATCTGCATGATACCATGCGCGTCGTGACCACTAGACTTGGTAGTTCTTACACTAATCGGCTCACTAGCGTTAGTTTCAATATTAGATATTCTGGTGATCATGGAAGGGGAAAGTAACGATCCCGTAGCTTCTATTCCAGAATTTATAAGACCCTCCAAAGTCTGAGGTGGAGCTTCTGGATCATCTAAAATTGGTTTTTTTTTTTCGGGCCCCCGATTTGCATCGGGCACCAGATCCAAAATCTGCTGCGCAGCACTTCTTTTTACAACAGGTTTGGCTCTCGTCGTTTCTTCATTTCTTTCAGTAACCGTATTTCGCACATTAGAAAAATTGCTTTTAAAAGCCTTTTCAAACGCTAAAACTTCGTTCATGTGGTTCTTGAGCTTGTTCATCACCAACTCTTCTTTATTGATGGCGGCGGCACTATTATGGTCGCTTACTCCACCGTATCGGGGAAGAACCGAAGCGGCTTTCATAATACCCTGTGCTAAACTTTCTTTTATTTGTGTTAGCGTTGCTAAAGCAGCAGCGTCACCTCTTAAAATACCACCGGGCCGTAAATTCTCTTGTTCTTCTATGAGAAGGTCTTGAACAGCTTTTAAGATTCTTCCATTATCGTCATTCGTACTTATTTTTAGCATGTCGTTAGCGAGTGCTGCTAAATCACTCCTAGCTTCATTATAATCCCTTGCTGCGGGTGTTAACGTCCCGCCGGTAATCTCCTGTTTAAACTCTGACACTCCCGTAGCCACACCGGGGAGGATACGAGAAAGACCAACGACTGCACCGTAATCAAGGTCCGGATTAAAACGAGGAGGTTTTGTTCGGGACCAAACTTCCGAGTTGTAGTTTATGCTGCCGTCCGCGTTAAACATCTCTATTGTAGCTTCGTTTAACGTTGAAGTTTTTTCAGAGCCCGCTTCGTTTGTGTCAACCGTTCTGTCGGTTTCAACCGCTCTGCCTGTTTTCTTTATAACTCTGTTATAAAACTCTGGATCGCCTGTTTTAAGAGCTTGCAGGATTTGTGGTGCAAGATCGGGCTGAGATTGCACGTAC